CGATTCCCACCGGGGTCATTCCCCTTTGACTGGATGGTTTGCCTTCCCGCACATCCAAGGCTCTTTTAGCGGCATCCCTAGCTCCTTGTGGTGGGGTAAAATCAATCCCATCGTATTTTGCCAATTCAATCCCACCCATCATCCCCTCAATCAGCATCTTGATAGATGCGGGGTCTAGGCTTTCTAGAATCTCTAAATTACTTTTTTTTTGAGAAGTGCCAGCGGGGGCGGTCGGGGGCGTGGTAGGTTCTGGGGCTGGGGGTGTTGAGCCTCCCGAAGTGTCCCCGCCTTGGTCTTTCCCAATCTGCTGTTTCTCTTCCTTGGTGGTAGGGATGGTTGTGCCAACATTGACCCCAGCGATGATTGCCCTCGCTTGGTCTGGGCTGATGGTCGGGAAGGCGGCGGTGATAATGGAAACTGCACCCTCCTTGGAAACCGCACCCATAGCCACGGCATTGATAACATTGATAAGCGAAGCGACTTGTGCCCCATTGAGTGAAGCACCACCAAGCATATCCTCGTCCGAAGGTTGTCCAGCGGGTGTTTGCTCGCCCTCTGCTGGGGTTGCTTGTGCTTTTTGTGAATCTCTGGTCAATCCCTCTGCGGCGATGTCGGAGATTGTGTCTGCCGAAACTTCGTATTCCCCAGCCAAATCCTTAACTAGCTTGGCCTCAATAGCCCTTTGTCGCATAGCACTTTCAAAGTCTTGACCACGCTCTGCGTAGATGTCAGCGGCGGTGCGTAGGCCAGTCTTAAACTCGGAGATTGCGGAAGCGGATTCTCTGCCCAAGTCAATCGAGACATTAGCCCCGAAATTGAAAATGCCTCTAGTCGTTCTGCTCCCAACATTGTTCTCGATCAGTCCCCTTGCAACTCCATCAGCAATAACGATGTTCTTAATTGGTCGCAGAACTTTATCATCTAGTAGCTTCTGGTATCTGCGGAAGGTTCGCCCTGCTTGTTGCATTTCAAGGCGAGCAGTCGGGCCACTCATAGCGGAAGGGTCTACGGCGAAGCTGTAAGGGATGCCCACGCCCAAGCAAATGTTTCTCAAAAGAATCTTGTGGAACTCTGCAAACGCACCAGAGGGACGGCTCGGCCCATCGGGGAATACGATGTCCTCGCCCGGTTCTAGGTAGGAGATTTTACCAGACTCAATCGCCTCTAGTTTGATTGGGCTTCCGTTAATGTCTTGGTCGTTTGTGAGCGAGGAGAGATCGGAAGCATTGTTGTTGTTACGCTTTATGATTGCACTCTGGCTAGAAGCAACCTTGGCCGACATCTTCTCAAAGCCTACGATTTCGTGAATATCCGTTGCGTCATTGATTGCGGTATGGAAAGCGGAGATTCCTCGGTACTGGTCAATGCGGAGTGGGTCGAATAAATGGAAGGCTTGGCTTGCGGGAATCGTTACTTGGTAGGTGTACATATCGCCGATGCTTCGGCTGTAAATGTCGTAGGCCGTTGGTGCCCCAGTCCGTTGATCGATATGGATTCCACCAATTAACTCGGAGCTAGTATAAACTTTGAATGGGTCGCCAAGTCTATCTCCCTCAATGCCTTGTATTTTTAGATTGCCATCAGAATCACGCACGAGGCAAAACAAAAAATCGCCATCTCGCAACATCGACATTATCGCCACTTGCATTAGAGTTGAACCAGTATGCCTTGTGGAGATGTCGCATTTATCGAACCACTCTGCCCAATACATCTCAACATCTGTATTGACTTCGGGGTTCTCGGTTCTGGCTTGGTAGGAAATGTTGGCGGCGGTATGGCTGGCGAACTTCATTAGGATGGAGCGAACAAGGCCGACATTCTCTGCCAAGTCCCTCGCCCTTTTCATCAACTCTACTCGGTCGTAATTACTCTGGTAATCTTCCGCACCCGACAACTGGCTCGGCCCTTTGCGTTGCCTTGAATACTTTACCGCATCATACTCGAAGTTCTTAATCCTTTGACGAGCAACAAGCCTATCAACTGCCCCTTGAGGATTTACAAAGGCAATCGCCTTGTCGATCAGATTGAGAGAGGCTTTTTTCACGAGCCGAAGTTTGCGTAGGTTGTGCGAACCCTAGTACCAGTTGCTTGCTGAATGGCGAGGGTTAGCTCCATAATCGTATCTCTTACCTCACCGAGATTCGCTCTTGAAAACGAACGACCAGCTATCGAATAGCTTGAACCCGCCACCGCTATCGCCTCAAGACAAGTGATATACTTATCACGAAGAGAAGTTAAGGTGGCAAGGGGTAGCCCGATGAAATCACCCTTCGCCATTATCAAACTCACTTTCTGTCAAACTTGCGGGCGAGACTTTCAACCGCCCATATAAGGCCGCACCCACGATGTTCATACACTCGCAATCCATTAAGTGATTATGCTTTCCGACTTGCTTCCATACAAGCCTTTCCCTTCCAGTCATAGGATTTTTCACCCGCACCTTCACCTCTGCCTCAATATGCACTCGCCAAACATCGGGGGTGTCGATAGCTATGTAGCCGGGTTCTTTGATTAGGTTGGAGAGAATGTCTTTGATGGATGGGTTCGACCACCGCCATACTGGGCAGAACTTCCACTTCCACCCTGCCCTAGATTGAACTGCCTTCCCGCTGAAAGGGTCACCATTGGCAATTCGAGCGTAGGGGCGTTGCAGTTTTTGCTCGCCTACAATTTCAGAGAAGCTCGTTCGATCTGAACCAACCAAGGCTATCCAGCCATTCTTACAGCAATTATAATAAACATCTCTGGTTTGATCGCCCGAATCGCAGAATACGCACTTCGACTCAACGCCAAACTCCTCGGCCTTGGCTTGGATGTCTCCCCAAGTCTCAAGCCTACCAGCCCACACAAGCCTCGATCTGCCCTCAATGTCCCAAGCCCGAACAACGCACCAAGCGTGGAAGCCCCCCGCCTCTTGAATATCACAAGCCATAATCAATTTCTCATTCACCCGAACCTCGCCCATCTTATAGTCACCAGCCACAATTTCCATCTTCTCGCTTTCATGTTCCATCCAAGGCTCGGCTAGAACTCGGTTCACAAAGTCTTGTAGCCCTATGATTCCATTGTGCTTATCTTGCAGAAACTTCACCGCCAAACTTCCGAAGGATACCCAAGGGGCATATAGGCCGTTGAGATGATAGGAGCGTCTGGCTGGTTCGCCCTTTAGGTTGGTTGCCCTCCACTCGCCCTCTCGAAGCATCTTGGTTTTCTGTCCGTCTGTAATCTTTTCCTTGCACCCCTCGCACTCGTAGTAGGTCGAGGATTTAACCAGCTTAAAATCATAAACCCCGTCCTCAATCTTGGCCGACTCGTCCCACTTTACTTGCCCCCAGACCAGCTTCTGCTTATGCCCACAATGAGGACAGGGAACAAAGTAGAAACGCATATCCCCTTTTTGCCATTCGCTCCAAATGATTGAGTCTGCGGTTGTCGGGGTACTGGTTGCTATGATGAGATGATTCGGATAGGTGCTTACTCGTGCCTCTGCTAATTGAACTGGGTTTGCCTCTCTACCAGACCCCGCTTGCTCTGGGAACTTGTCCACCTCATCCATACAGAGCAACGCAATCGAACGACTAGAAAGAGCCGATGGGCTTGTGCCAGCCCACCAGACCGAGCATCGCTTGAAGTGTTGCTCTAGGATTTTTATTTTGTCGGTGTTGTCTGGTTTCTCTTTTGCTAGGGCTGGGCAATCGTCAATCATTGGCAACCACCTAGTTTCTGTGAATGATCTAGCTAAATGCTCGCTGGGCATAACCCACAAGGCGGGGCAAGGTCGCTCTGCTATGCGATACGCTAGGCCAGCTAGAATCGTTGTGGTCTTACTTGTCTGTGCCCCCCATACCAGCACCACCCGCCGAATTGAATCATCGCCAAAAGCCTCTAGAGGTTCACGGACATAGGGCGTGAGGTTTGTTGAGTACGCTCCGGGTATGTTCGTTACCCTAGCCGAAAGGGTTAGGTTTTTCTCTGCCCACTCTGGGATTGAAAGTTGTTCCCTTGGCTCAAACAACTGTCGAGCGATGTTCTTGGCCTCATCAATCTGGTTCATCTCTTAACCAGATAATCTTTTGCATATGCCCAAGCTGGGTTCATATGGATTTGATGATGGCATTCAAAGCACACCGCCAAGAAGAACTCTACCTCGTTGAGCCTATCCCCAAACCTCCCTCGCCTATGGTGAACTTGGCTCGCCATCTTGCAACGGCACACTTGGCAGACTGGATTGTTGGTTAGAAACTTCTCTCGGACATCTTTATAAACTTCGTTCTGGCCTTTTCTCTTTGCAGATACTCGGCGTAGTTTCCCGCCTCGCTTGAGTGGAGTCTTGCGTTTAAGTGGAGAGCGTTTCATCGGTCAAAGAATGGAACATCGTGGGCACATAAATCCCTAAACTCTGGTATCTGCATAAGGGTTTTGTGAAGTGCGATTGGGTCT